CCCCGAGGGATATCCGCTGCCAACGCTTCAGTTCCACTGCTAATAATTCGTCACAGCCATCAGGCAGGTCGTCAACGGAAATCCCCAGACATTCTGCCAATGAACTCATTGCCGTCTGCATAGTCTCTCTCCAAGTTAGGCCAAGGGCTGGGGGGCGGAGAGAGCCACCCCCCAGTTTCTCCCAAGGCAGCCTTTATCGTTTCGACTGGTAGAACTCCCACCAATCAATGTGGACAATGGAATCCGTCGTGCCGTCTGACTGGCAGACCAGCGTGGGAACCAACACAACAATCGGCACGTTCGCCGTGGCAACGGTCGTGGGGTCTTTCACCCCGTTCACGTACCACTCCACCTTGTCCACACCGGAGATCTTGAGTCCGAGACGGACCCAGGTATCTTCCACGAGCGTGTGGACCGAGTTGTCCGCGACAGCGGCGGTGGCCTTCTCGGCATTTCCGAGCAGAATCCCGTCATCGGTCACGGAACCGAACATGACATGGTTGGCGGTGGAAATGGCACTGGACCCAATGACCGTTGTGTCAATTTCCGCCAGCCCCAAGGCAAATTCAGGACCAGTGTTAATGTCCGCTGCCTTAATCCTCGCCTCAAACCAGATATCCGTATTGGCTTGGGGTTTGAAGAGTGCAGCGTTCGCCTGGACATTGATCCCCCGCGTCACCGTTGTGGAAGCACAATCCGCCAAAGCGGTGCCCCCCTCGTCAACAGTGCCAGCGGCAAACGTACCCGCACTACCAGCTTGCGTAGTCGTGTACCGCCCGGTCACAACGTCCATGAAATCGTCTTCAAAGTAAAACCCGAAGTTCCGACCGCTACGAATCGCTTCGCGTGGGCAGTCCCCCCAGAGTGTTTCACTGAATCCCAAGCCATCCAATTGGCCGGGATGTTGTGATTGTAAAGCCATTTCTCAAATCTCCACAAGGAGTGATGTTTAGTAAATTACACAGTGTCCTCAGACAGACTTACGCAGCGCGACCAACGAAGTGGGAACGCAGGTTGGTGGCATAGAACTGACACCAGTTTATCATGTAAACGTCCCGCACAGTCGGTTGCTGTGGAGGCGTCAACGGTTTGAGAATCTGCATGTCTCGCCCCTTGTTGTAGGAGAGACTCAGATGATTCCAGTCAATCCCGTAAATCGGGTTGTTGGAGTCAACTGCCGCTCCACCTGTCTCATCGAGAGCAGGAACATAACAGACGGGAACACCCCGGAATGAGAGGTTCGTATTGTTCCAGCTTCCACGATATTTGCCCAAATCATTCCCAATGTTGTCATTGGCATTCTTCAGGGCTTTCTCCATCGTGTCCACAACCGACCAGACCGAGAACAGTTCGTGATCCGGCATGTCTCCACCAAGCTCCTTGAAGCTGTGAGGGGCCATGAAATGACACTTAACCATGGCTTCGGCAAGTTTCGCCAAACCATCGTTATCGGTCATCGTGTTGTAGGTAAACGTGCCGTTGGCCCATTTCGAGTAATCACCCGAACTGATGCCCGCACGACCCGCAGAGAAACCGCTCGGATTCGTACCGTTGAACCCAAACGCCGCCGTGGTGGATTGCTGCACCCAGAACGGAATACCAAACGGCACCCGAGGACTCTGGGTGGATGAAGACGGTGATGTCCACATCCTCGTTTCCATACCCTCATAGAAATCATTGAACATCGAATGCCGTCTGACATCCATGTTCCGAATGATCTCGTTCGGGCCTTCCTGGAACATCTTCTCGTCGATGTCATACTTGAAACCGACACGTTGCTTCGTCCACTGGACCTTCGCCTCTTTGACGAGATCCTTCACGGTCACATTTTCCACCCCGTAGAGTTCGGAGTCTGCGAACGAACCCGTGTTCTGGACCTGGACACGCCAAGACAGTTCATCGCCCCGCATGTTGGCGATCTTCCCACCTTTCTTCTGGCGATCCGAGAATTTCTTACCTCGACCGAACCGTTCAGCGAAGTAATATTTTTGCAGTGGGAGCGTGATATCGACCCACTTATGCTTGATAAACTCGTGGAGCGTGGTTGTGACGAAATCGTCAATTTGCTCCGGCAACAAAGGAGTAGCCATAATCTGGTAACCTTCCTATTTATTCTGTCAGCGAGACCCATTGACCGACTCGAAACCCCGATACATATTGTGGAGTTCTGAGTATTCGTTTGGTCCGTATTCGTCGTCATCTTCGTGGGTTGGCGGGAGAGCGGAGTTTCTCTGCACACCTGCCGTTGATCCCATCTTCGTTGACGCCTGTTGACGGGCCGAAGTCTCTCGGCCTTGCTGTCGTTTCTGAAATACGGCATCGGGATAATCCGCTGCCAATGCACGGTCCACGAGGTCTTGCATATCCCCTTGACCGCCCGTTCCCTGATACAACGCCCCGTAAGTGTCAAACAGGCCAACCATCGCCTGAGTCTGCTCGGGGGTCGTGGCATCACCTTCACCAAATAATTCCGGCATTCCCAACTGATCCACGCACTGGTAGAAAGCGTGGTAATGCGCCTTCAACTGTTCGTTCTGCTGTGCCTGGGCCTGCTGGTTATACCGCTGCTGTAACTGCTGAATCTGCTGGTGTTGCTGATTCAAGGCCATCACAGCAGGGTCGTCATCGTCGTAGTTCTCAGACAGCATGGCATATATGTCGCCCTCCACGGGTTCCGTCTGTTGTGGGGGCGGCTGTTGCTGTTGCTGCTGCTGAGCAGGTTCTGGAGCCTGTTGCTCCGGTTGGCGTCGATGTTGCTGGGCCAAGGTGCGATCCGCGAAGGATAACGCCCGTTCCAACTCGTCGGTGCCGTATCGGCCTGCTTCTTCCAAAGAGAGTCCATGACGGTCCATGGCATATTCGTTCAACGCATCGCGTCGATCCCGCTGGAATGTCACTTCTTCACCAAGATCGCTCTTGTTCATCCCTTTCGAGTTGATACCTAGAGCCTTCGCCTCGGTCCTGAGTGTGTCCCACTCATTCGGTTGGCGGGGTTCGGGAGCGGAATTTTCTTCGCTACCCTCACTGGCGGATTCGTCATCGCCTAGTGTTTCCGTTGATTTGTCTGCCTCCGATTCATCCACGTAATCGGCAAGTGCCTGGTTGTACTCTTCGGGCAATCCGTTATCTGAAGGCGGAGTTTCCTCGACTACCGGCTCCTCGGCAACGGTTTCTTCCAAGACTTCTTCAACATTATCGACTGACATACTCTCTCTCCCATAGAAGAGGGGCCACGACGAAACAATTTCGCGTGACCCCTTGAATGGGCGACGAGTATTCAAGCCTCTTCCGGGTAATTATTCCGGTTCAGCCGTTTCAAGATCGACAGCGGAATTACCCGCCGTAGCTCCCGTAGTTCAACTCAGACCATCATGGTTTACCATATCTCGTATTTTACACAAGCCCTTTAACTGACCGGGTGACGAAATATGTGGCTCCCCTGTGGGCGCATACCTTACCCCTGTAAGACCTGCGGCATCCGCATGTGCCTGAAATTCCTTGACCTGCGAGGGGTGACAAGCCATCGACATTGATTTATGTTTCCGCCACTGCTGCCGGTTTCCCGTGGTTCGACATGATTCCGATATCGTACCTTCCAGAGTATTGGCGAGCGGCTTTCTGTTCTGTGCATCCCGTGCCTTGGCCTTGGCTTCTTTCCGGGCGATCTCTGCTTCCGCCTGCTGTTGCCATTCCTGTATCCAGTTCATGGTGACATCGCCTGCTGCTGTCCGTTTCGGTTATCCCTCGCCCCGGCTGCCATCTGAGTCTGTATCGCACTCGCATTATTCGGATCAGGGGGCACGTTCTGCCGGATATGGGTTCTCGTCGTGTTCGCTGCCTGCCGCTGTTCCGGTCCACCACCCGATGCTTCAGGTCGCTCAACTTCCGGGGGAGCGTTCCATTTCAGAATGTTGGCTAATCTCGGCAACTGCCGCAATTCACCCTGCTCCGTCAGCAATTCCTGATAATCGACGGTGCCACCCTGCTGCTGAATCATCTGCATTCCAGGTAGAATAACCCGTTCCAATATCCCCAGAACGTCGTCAGCCCGCTCGGTTGGTGTGCGGTACCGCATGTCATACGGGTCGCTGGTGAAGTTGTATTGGACAAAGTCGCCTTCCCGCTCCTCGGGAGTCCACTTGTCCGACAACTGCATGTCCTCGAACTCAACCGTCATGTTCATTGTCTTGTGCTGGTCGTTCCATAACAGCATTCCCAGATCCGTGAAAATCTTGGCCGTCAACTCTGCCACCCTGCTTTGGCGAGAGGATTCCTGGTTGGAAATGTTCTGCTGGACAATCCGCTCCTGACCCAACGTGCCCTCGCTCGCACCCAGTCCACCCATCGTTCGGGGGTTCCCGGCAATATTGTTGAAATCCTCCTCGACGCTTTTCGTGAACGCCCAGTTCTGCTGATCTACGCCACCGATGTTGAACAATTGCACGCCCTTGATATTGGACACCTTGCACATCATTCCGTCTTCGGTATTCCTGATATTCTCAGCGTCCTTGACGGCACTGGGCATGTAGGCAAATACATTCTTCTGGGCATTTGCCTGTCGCATCGACTTCCGCTTCAGGCTGTTGATCGCGTTATGCAGCGGCAGCATGTTCATGGCGGGGGCGACAGGGTAAATGCTCTCCGGGGTGTCGGAGAACGCCAGAATGTGATACGGACCATGTTCGGTCCCGTTGTAAGGAGAATATCCGATGGGGTCTTTGGAGAAATCTCCGTCAGCGTAGGTCACCACCAACCGACTACCGGGAATCCAGAATTCATCCATTCGATAGTGGGGTTGGAATTCCGAGCGGTTTTCCTCGGCATCCCGAGACAACCCATCTGCACGATTCTCCTGATGATCACTTCCCCGGTTCGTGGTCGGAGACAATTTACGGGCGATCTTCTGGTTGTAAATGTCGCTGTCCCTCAACGCATCCTTGTTCACATAATAGGTGTGCCTTACCCAACCAACCTTTCTCCACTGGGTTGCCAGGGAATCAAACAGGAAGTCATGGGGGGAAATCCGTTCGGCGTAGGGCTGGCCGGGGTCCACCGAGTTGTCGCTCCCAAATAATATCTTCGCACTCTCCCCGTTGAACACCTTGACAATGCCCATCAGGAAGAACGCATCGAGAACACATAATCTGATGGTCGAACGCAGATTGATCTCAATTGCCAAATCGTTGACCGCCTGCTGGAACCGCATGGCAAACGGTCTGAGGTGCTGATGCTTGGTCGAGATCAGAACCCTGGGATTGTTGGCGACGAGGTTCTGGGTGTAAATATTGGCCGTCTGGTGCATCAGATTCGTGAGAATCTCCGGCCTGTTACCCGTAACAATCTCGCCCTTGTGGTATTCCGAACCGACGTACTGCTCAATCATGGCAGCGTAGTTCTCGCGGAACGGACGGTGATCCTTCTCCGACTGTTTCACGGATGATTCCAGATTGTTGACCTGAATACGATTCTTGGGATCAAACATCACTTATCCTTTGCAATTTCTACAAATACACCAGCTTAGTTCTGGCGTCAATACTTTCTACCAGATGGTGAGCGACTTTCGTGCCGATCCATACTGCCTTTCGAGTTCGTTAATCAGGTATGCCTGCGATCCATACGCGGCCACACGGTCGGGGATTTTCTCAGGTTCCACATCGGGAGACTTGGACACCCCGTGCCATGCACATCCTGCTGCTTGACCAATATCACCGTGGGCCTTGCCTTTAGCACTTTCGTCTGAACTACCTGCCGCCTTGGCGTGAATGACACGTCCTTCCTTGTAGATGAAGTGTCTTAATTCATCGATGAGAGCGGCAGACCGAATCACACATTGCTTGCGGTCCAACGCACCCCGCATCTCCGAAAGCAGCTTTTCACCACCGTCCCGGTTGTGTATTCCAAATTTGTCAACCTCTTTCCTGTAC